ATGGGGAATGAAAAGATGGTTCAAGGTGTAACTGTGAACATTAAAAATTTCGGAGCTTTTGACGGAAAATATTTCATTGAATCATCAAGCCATAACGTAACAGGAGGCTACACAACAGATATTAATTTGCGGGAGGTGCTTAGCTATTGAGTAAAGGTGGAATGGAAAATACACCATTTGAAGCAGTTAGGAAAGGGCTTGTATCTTCTGTAAATAGAGAAAATTGTACAGTGAAAGTTTATTTTCCAGATTGGGATGAAAAAGTATCGTTCGATTTACCTGTGATGCAAAAGAACACTCTTAATACCAAATATTATTGGATGCCAGAAGTTGACGAGCAAGTTATTTGTGCATTTTTTGCAAATGGTACACAAGAAGGTGTCGTACTAGGCGCGATTTATTCTGAAGCTGATAAGGTACCATCTGAATTTTTAGTATCTGATGATTGTGATGGTGTTTTATTTTCCGATGGTACACTCATTCGTTACGATGTTCAAAATCATATACTGTTGATTGATGTGAAAGGCGAAATCGAAATTAAAGCTGACAAAAATATTCGAGCGAAAACGGGAGAAAAAATCTACTTAAATTAGAGGTGATAGTATGCCAGAAGCGATTCGACATACAGATATTTGTAAAGGACATGATTGTCATGTACCTCGACCAAACGATGAAGGTTCTGACAATGTAATCATAAATGAATTGGGAGCCCATCGATTAGGTGACCATTGGGAAACACATTGTTGTGGTTCATCTTGTCACGATTCAGTAGCAGCTGAAGGGAGTCTTGATGTTATTGTAAACGGAAAACCTCTATGTCGTGTAAATGACTTAACAGCATGTGGCTCACCTATGGGTTTAACCCATAGCCCCGATGTCATTGTAAATGGTTAGGAAGTGATGCAATATGATTGGTGTATGGGGTGACGTAGTATTTACAGTGTCAGATAAAAAAATAAATACGTTTGATGCTTTCAAACGCACTGAAACGGCTCGTTGGTCGAAACATGACATCCATGGTCAGAAATCCAAAGCTGAATATATTGGATTGGAAGCAGGAAAAGTTTCGTTTACAATGCATTTTTCAGCCTTTCATGGGGTTAATCCAATTGTGGAATTGGATAAATTCATTAAATACGCAAGAAGTGGCGTAGCACACACATTGATAATTGGTACAAAACGTGTGGGTGTTGGCAAATGGTACATGCCTGGAACAGATCAATCATGGAATCATATTGATAATCAAGGAAACATTTTAACTGCAGGTTTAAATATTACAATGGAGGAATATGTATGAACGAACAGTATACACTTACTTACAATCCTTCAAAAATCAATTTTAGACCAGCAGATGAACTCGAAGAAATTTTTCAAAACATCAATACAATTTTAGGTACCTATAAATTTAGTGTGCCATTGTTCAGGGACTTTGGTTTTCAAGCTGAATTTATTGATCGGCCAATGAGCATTTTACATCCACTATATGTACGCGAAGTCGTGGAAACTGTAGAAAAATACGAACCACGTGTCATGGTAGAAGAAGTAAAAATGTCAGCTGAAATAGATGGTAAAGCTTATCCAATCATTATTTTTAGTTTAAAAAGTGGGGTGAAGGTATGACACAAGTTGTTTTGCCTGAAATAAATTTTTTAACCACTGATGCACAAGAATTAGTCAATGAATTTATTACAATATATGAGCAAACGGAAGGGAGAAAACTCAGCCAAGCTGACCCACTAAGGCTCATTTTTTTATCAGCAGCTTCTGTCATAACCAAGCAAAATGTAGCTATTAATGACGCTGCTAAACAGAATTTATTGTATTATGCACGCGATAAAGTGTTGGATCATAAAGGTGCTGAAATGACGACTCCACGTTTGGAAGCAACAGCAGCTACGACAACATTACGTTTACATTTATCGGTACCTCTTACTTCATCACGAATAATCGAAAAAGGTTCATTGGCTACTTCTAACGAAGGGGCTATTTTTTTTGCCACAGTTGAAGAAACGGCTATTAGTCCAGGTGTAGATTATGTAGATGTGGAGCTAGAATGCACAACAAAGGGTGAAATCGGAAATGGCTTTACGATTGGTCAAATCAACACCTTGGTCAAACCGTTGCCTTATATCGATCATATTGAAAATATAACTGTATCTGATGGTGGGGCAGAGCGTGAGGAAGATGCTCCATATAAAGAACGTATTTATATGGCACCTGAAAAGCTTACGAATGCAGGGAGCGATGGCGCCTATAAATACTTTGCTAAAAGTGCTTCTGCATTAATCAGTGATGTTTATGTATATATGCCAACACCAGGTTGTGTTGATATTAAAATTCTAATGAAGGATGGAAAGCTTCCTTCTCCAGAAATTATGGATAAGGTTCTTAATGCTGTTAGTGGGAAAAGGGTACGCCCATTAACAGATCGCGTAAGTGCAGGGGCTCCTACAATTACTGCATTTGATTTAGATATGTCCTATTTTATTGAAACAGATGCAGTGGATAAAACAATTTTACACAAAAAAATACAGGCTGCTGTTGATGAATGGTTAGTATGGCAACAATCTAAAATTGGGCGTGATATTAACCCTTCAAAATTAATTTCTTTGTGTATTAAAGCAGGGGCTAAACGGGTGGATGTTAGAAGTCCTGTATTTATGGTTGTTGAGCAGGGAGAAGTAGCACAATTGGATATGTTAAATGTGCATTTTGGTGGTATAGAAGATGATTGATTTAAAAAAGAATACTCTTTTACGCGAAATTCCTGATAATTTATTGGTTGACGAGAAAGTGAAGAACTTAGCAACAGCTTTGCAAGCATCCCTGGATAAAATGCTAGAGTGGACAGACAAAATCAACTATACAATGAACCTCGAAAACTTAGATGATGCGGTACTAGATCATTTATTGTGGGAAAAACATATTACCTGGGCCGAGGGGCTAGCCCTAGCCACAACACGGCAACAAAAAATTAATTTAATTCGATCTGCTATAGATTTACATCGCACAAAAGGCACACCATATGCGATTGAAAAAGTACTAGAAGCAGTTGGATTAAAAGGCGAAGTTTTAGAATGGTGGCAATATGATGTTGATCCTTATCATTTTAGTGTTGAGTTGCAATCGAGAGGTAAGTTTACACCTTTAAAAGATGTGCGAGGACTAATTCTGCATTATAAAAATACACGCTCCTGGTTTGATGGATTTGTTCTCTTAGCCATCAACAACGAGATTTTATTTCTTAATGACAGTTATCAATATCCAGTCTTTTATGAAACATGTGGCGAATTTGGTCCAGAAGCATTATTTTGGGGTACCATTGAACAATTATTAAATTTCAATAATGACAGCTATCAATATCCAGTCGAATACGATGTTTTTGAGGCACATCATACACAGTTAATTGATGATGAGATTAGGCCACAGAATGACAGTTATCAATACAAGGTTGTATATCCAACTATTTGTGAAATGGAGCCACTAGAAATGACTGCTCATGTAAATACATGTGGATTAAGGATTTTACCTAACGACTATCATTATCCATATATGTACCCAATATGTGGCGAATTTTATTGTGAAGAATAAAGGAGGGAAAAATAGTGACTGAAAATGAACGTTTAACCGTTATTGTAGAAGCCAACGAAGCATTTAGAGAGCTGATTTTAATCGATGCAGCTAAACATATTAAACAAGCATTAGTAACCGTTAATGGAGTAGAAACTGTTTTCCCAATCACGAAAACAGTTATCCGTGACGGTTTTTTTAAACACTATATTGAGCTAGAGGACGAACCTGTCGGGACAGTTGAAAAAGTCGTTGTAACAAATGAAAACGGCATACATCTGGGTGTGGCATTTCCTGAATATGAAAAAGATGATGACGGCTGGCAAATGGCTTTTAAATGGTTAGTGGATATAAAACAAAAGGTGGAGGGATAACAATGGCATTTAATTTTCAATCATTAAAAGATGCAATTTACGATTATATTCCTACTTTTTGGCGTGCGAAAGTAGATGATCCAGAAGGAGATAATTCAAGTAAAGGCACAAAATTCACACCAACACGTGCAAATAATATTGAAACAGGTATTGATAAAGCACATGAGCGTATTACGCAAATAGTTGAATACCTTGAAAGCGAAGAACAAACCATAAAAAAGTTATTCTTTGAATTTTTACTATTGAAAGCATCTGTTACAAGTGGATTAACAACCAATATTTTATCAGAAGATTTTTCAAATGCTAACAGCTTCAACTTAAAAGAGGGCGTGTTCGATGCCCAAAATAAACGAATCTATTTACCTTAAAAGGAGTTGGAAATATTGGCAACAGGTGATGTATTAAAATTTGGAACTCTTTATATAGCCAGTACAAAACAAGCACGCCCAACACGTCCGTGGGATACAATGAGTACTCCTGAAGGTTCGACTATGAAGGGGAATATACCATTATTTATAGAAGGCCAAACAATCGAAATCCGTGATTCAGACACAGATGACGCGTATAAAATACAATGGGTTGAAATTGTTGAAGGGGGAAAACGTTATTATGTAGCAGACCGAAATATATTAGCCAATGTGCTTTGGGATGAATTGAATACACACGGATTTATAAATGGTAAAGAAATCACAATCGATGGAAAAAAATACTTGATAAGAGTATTGACAGGGGGGGGTGATACTCGGAATTTAGGAGGTAATAATCAAGGTGGTACACTTCCAAATGAGTGGGATCGATGGATTACCAATGAGGATGGTCAAATAAGCAACCTACCTATACCGACATTCTCAGATTTAGACGGCACTCGTGCAGCAACAGACCTTAATGGCGCACACAATCAAAAATGGAATTGGTTTTATATTAGTTCTTGGTGCAAGGAAGAATGGGCGCGCGGCGGCGCAGAATATCGTGTTCATCGTGGACACAATTCTCCACGTTATTGGGGTTCTGCTGGAGCATATCGCCACTCAGCTTATGGTTGGCGTCCTGTACTCGAATTATTAAATACACCACCTATCATTAATGGAGATGCGCAAAACCAAGGGAATAAACAAGTTCCTTTTAGTGTGAATTATCAAGTTACTGATTTTGATAATGATGTG